AATGACTATCTTGGTGAGTTTACTATATCAGGTGGACAGATAGATGCTTCAACAGTAAAGAGTGGTATAACACAAGCATATATTGGTTATGCATTTACTCCTACAATCAAAACATTACCTATAGATGCAGCTATACAAGGTGGCCCATTAACAGGAGAGCCTAGACAGATTCCTAAAGTTGTATTAGATTTATTTGAAACAACTGCTGTAAGTGTTACTGGCCCAAAGGACACATCTGCAACAAGAGATCTTATTATTAGAAATGTTACAGATGATATGAGTTTAGATAGGGCAGCAGTTACAGGTAAGGAAGAGTTTAGGATGTTAGGTTACAGTCGTGATCCAAGAGTTACAGTATCTCAGTCGTTTCCTTTGGATCTTCAAATTAATGGTATGATAGTAGAGGTGGCATTTTAATGTGGCAAGTAGCATTAGCAATAGGTTCAGCATTAGTAACAGCAAAAGGATATAGTGATGCATCAGCAGGTGCAAAAGTAGAGGGTGCTTTAACTGAAAGAAATATTAAAACACAGGCAAAAATTAGAAAGCTGCAAGCACTGCAAGAACATAATATGATTATGGAAAATTTATCAACTTTTAAATCTACAAATGCTGCTGTTGCAGGAGTTACTGGTAGAGATTTAGGATCAGATAGATCTTATAAAAGAATACTTGAAAAAGCAGAAAGGGATACTCAAACTGCTGCTGCTAGATCAAACTATCAAAATCTTGCTGAACAAAGTAAATATGCACAACAGGCTGTAATGGCAGTTACTAAGGCTAATAATATATCAAGAGCTTATAGATATAAAGCATTTGGAACTATTCTTGGTGCAGGATATAAAGCAAGCACAATGATGCCTAACACAAGCAATACAGGGTTGTATACATAATGGCACAATTTATAAAATCAAAACCTACTACCTTTAGAAACCAACCTGTTGGAGTTGTTGCTGCTGACACAGGTGCAAGACAATTAGGGTTGGCAGTCGCTGAATTAGGCGATTCTATGCAAAAAATCTTTTGGGAAGAAGCAAGACAAGATGCAATTAAGACAGATATTAATACAGCAAAAACATTAGCAGTAGCAAAAGATGGTAAAGTTCTTTTTGAAAAAGCTAATTTTTCACAAGTTGGTGCTCCATATGCACAAAAGATTTTAGCTGAAAGATATAGCAATGCCATAGGATTAATGGCACAAGAAGAATTTGGAAAACTACAAAGCCAATATAAATATGACAAAGATAAATTTGATACATTAGCTAATCAATATATAGATGCTCACGTTAAAAACTTTAAAGATAATGGAATGGATCAATACATTCCTGACTTTATTACTAAAGTTACAAATCAAAGAGTCTTACACTCAAACAAAATATTAAATGATACAATAGCAAGAGACGAAAGAGTTGCTGCACAAAACACATTATTAACAACAAAAGATAATATTAATACATTATCTACTCTTACTTATGCACAATCAAACCTTGAACAATCTAATATAGAAGAAGAAGGCCCTGAGATTTATCAACAAATGCAGGTTGATATTGAAAATACAGTTCAAGAAATTGAAACTAATATTAAAAGTTTAGTAGCAGAAGGTCATATAAAAGCACCTGCCGCTGCTGATTTGTATGCAGAGCTAAGAAGAAGTAGGGCATTAGGTGTTGTTAATCAAGTTGTAGACAGGTTAGGTGAGAATGGGCCTGCAATAAAAGGCATTGAACAAATAATGCAAAGCAAAAAGCCATCACAAAAACTTATTAATACAGTTATAAATTTGTCTAATGGTGCAATAAGTATAAGTGATTTACAAAAAATATATGATTTGAAAGACAGCTTAGATCTTACAAGAACAGACATGGGTATCATTACTCGTGAGATAAGTAATAGATCAGGTGATGCTGATAAAATTATGAACGCAATGAGCGAAGATTATACTGCTAGTAGTTATTCTAATATGTATAATGGTACATCAAATGCACCAATGATATTAGATAATACTAAAAAAGTAAGGGATGGTTTAAATGCAGGTTTAAGTAAAAATCTAGGCACTAATGTAACATCAAAAAGTTTGCTAACAATGCCTAGTGAGGATTATAGTTATGCTTTGAGACAAACTAGAACACTAGATGTGCTGCCTACTTCAATGCATGATTTATTTAAGCATCCTGATATTACCACATTAACTTCATTGTCAGGATTAAATCGTTCTCAAAAGACTGCATATCTATCAAGAGTCTTAGATATGTGGAAAAACGTAGCATATACAAAAGATGGAAGATCAAAATTAAAAGGCTATGATGATGAATACTTTAAGTTTAATGCTATTGATGCTGTAGCTAGGGCAAATGGTGGTGACATTGTTGATGCTTTTAATTACTTTTCGAGAATACCTGCTACTGAAAAAGAGTTAAATGAAAATATAAAATTGGTTGTTAAGGAGTTTATTCCTGATGCAACTGTTACATCTGTAGATAAAAGCCTTGAATCTGTTTTAGAAAAAACTGAAGTTAAGCCACATCACTGGTATCAAATGAAACCATATGTACAAAAACTTCTTGTTACTAAAAGATTAAAAGGTGGAACTAATGAAAGTGTTCCTGAGTTTAACTTGGAAAACATTGTTGATGTTATTAATGGAACATACGATAATTTATATATAGAAGATGAAACTATATATGATGTACAAAACATAGGTCTTACAGATCAAAGAACAAGATTCTCACCTAAAAGAAAATATCTTGATGGTAACTATGATAAGTTTAAATTGCACGTTAATACTATGGTTGCTGAAACTTCAAAGACAGAAGGATTATTAGGATCAGAATATTTTTTATTACCTGACTATAGAAACTCACAGTTTGGGGATCAAGCATTTACCATTGTTGATGCTAATGGAATACCTTTATTAAATAATGAAGGTGTTGAAATGTATTTTAATACTAAAGAGTTTGATAAAAAACTTTCTTATAATGCTGAAGAAGCAAGGAATAGAAGTTTACAACAAGTATTCAACTCAAGATTAAAAAGGTTAAATGCAAAATTACCTCCTGAAGATTTATCATTATTAAAACCTGATATAGAAAGTATAGAATTTTCAGATTTTATAGGTAACGATAAGTTTGATTCAACATATAATTCTACACTAAGTGCTATTAAAAACTTTGAGCAACCAATTAACTCAGGAGAATACGCACTAGCATCTAAATCATTTGGGTCTAAATCACAGCAAGACTTTGAGGGTGTAACTAAGTTTGGTACGCAAGAAGATGAAACAAGGACTTTATCTACCCTTAAAACATTTAGCGAATATGTTGATGGTTTGGAAAATAGTTATCTTGAAAACAAAATTACACAAAAGGGATTTGAAAATCCATCATGGCAATTACTAACACGTGCAAAGACTTTAAAGGAAGGCATAACAGATAAGATAAAAGATATTTACAATGCTCTTCTTACTCCTGATGTAGCAGTTCAAATGCAAGATAATTTAATTGAGATAGTAAATTATACATCTAATAAAGAAAACTTTAGGACTGCACCTTATATAGATAGAAATACTTTATCTATAGGAAGAGGGTTTAATATTAGATATCTCACTGATAAAGACTATGACAAGATGCCACCACAACTTGCATCTGAATTAAAGCCATTACAAAGTTGGTTGCTTACAAACAAAAATGCAACAAGGGAACAATTACTTATTAAGGCAAATGAATTTAAAAGAAAGATGGGCTTAGGTGGTATGGAGGGTATGAGGCAAAAAACAGCAGACCTTGTTTATACAGATAAAATAAAAGATATATATGAACAGTATAATAAAGAGTTCCCAAATTTTGCAGAGCTTGCTGTTGATAGGCAGAAAGCATTAATAGATTTTTCTTATCAATTTGGACACGATAGATTAAAAAGAACATTTGTTAAATACTATGATTCTGTATCAAAAGCGATTAATACAGATGATCCTGAGTTAAGAGCTTACTATTTTAGACAAGCAGGATTTCATCAAGCATATAATTATGGTGAATTTGGAAATACAAAAACACCATTGCATATTCAAACAAGAAGAAGAGTTGGTGATAGAGCAGGTCTTTTAGGATTTTACATAAGAGATAACAGTGATTTTATGGATCAGGAGTTTGATTAATGAGGCTTGAATACACAGATACTCAGCCCAAAGAATTTATTCCTACAGGTGACTTTGCTAAAGAAATTGAGCCTTTACATTTTTTGTATCCTGATAGCGAGGGTAGAGTAGAGCCTACTTTTATTGAGGGATTTAAAGCTAATTTAAAATATCAATGGTTGCCTATTACTAATTCAACTATGGAATATTTTAATTTTGCTGCTACACCATATGATGAATCGTTTGATTGGTTGAAAGAAATACAAGATAATGAAGATTATTTTTATGCAGATGAATTATCAAGAGCAAAAAATAAACAACATTACCAATATATAAAAAATGATTTGATGGCTATGCAAGCCAATAGAGAAGTATTTCAAAGATCAGGACTAGGTGCTACTCTTGTTGCAGGTGTGGTAGATCCATTAAACATAGCTTTCTTTCATCCAGTGTTTAATACTGGTATAAAGGCAGCATGGGCAGCTAAGTCTGCTTTTGGTGTGGCAAAGGAATCAGGTAAGATAGGATTTCTTTTTGGTATGGGAAGTGAAGCACTACGAGCACCTTTCGATCCATTCAATACTTATGCTGAATCAGTTGTTAATGTAGCAGGTAATACTGTTTTTGCAGGTTTACTTGGAGGTGGAGCAAGGGGTGTAACAAATAAGTTTAATAAAATTGTAGCTAATCATAAAGCCAAAAACAATCCTGACCCAACAATAAATAATAATAATTTTTTAGCAAAAGAAACAATAATAGAGGGATTAAGTAAAGGTGGCAGGTTTCCTGATTATGTCTTTCATAGAACAAATAGAAACAAAGATTTAAATAAGCAAGGTTTGAAACAGGGCATAGCACAAAGTGATGTGCCACCACAAGATGCAAGCATGGGTGATATTATATATGTATTTAGAAAACAAGATTTTCCAATTGAAAATTTTAGTGGTGATGTTTCAAAGATAAAAGATTATGTTCCTGCTAAACCAGTAACAGCATTTCATATTTCAGAATTAGATCCAAAGGGTGTTACAAGAAATCCAAATGATATAGGTAAAATAAAAACAAAACAGCCTAATATAAAAGATGTTAAAAACTTAGATGATTTTATTGTAAATGGAAAAAATACACTAAAAAACATTGGTCAAACTGAAAGATTGTTAAACAGAATTAATGCTGAACAAGAAACAAGATTAAAATTATTAAATAATAAAGATGAGATGCAAAAAAAAGCATCTGAAACTGGTGAGACTTTAGCAAACATAACAAAATTAGTTACTAATAATTATAATCAAAATAAAATAATACAAGATAAACTTAATAAAATAATTAAATCAAGTACATTTAAAGAATTTAAAGCAGCAACAGAACAAAGAGCATCACAAATTAAATTTAAAAATATAAATCCAAATGAAATGGATGCACCTGTAGAAACAAAATTTGTTACTGATGAAGAAATAATTAAACTACTTGAAGCAGACTTTAGGATTAATCAAAAGTTTGATGTGCCACTTGATAAAGATCCAGTTATGGAAGGCTCTAGTTTAAAGGAACTTACTATAGATAAATTAAGTTTTTTAAATAAACTTATATCATCAAGACGATTGCAATTTGGCAAGTATGATGGTCAAGAAGCACCTAGTATTGTTAAAGATTACAATATGCAAATAGCATTTAATGGTGCTGTATCTATGCAAGGTAGGCCAGTACAATCTATAGATGTAATGCAACAGGTTTATAATGCTAAGGGATTAGAGGTTGAGCAATATATTGATAACTTATATATGCAAGAGTTATATAAAGTACAGGGAACAGGACAAATAGCAGGTATAGATTACCTAACACCATTTCAAAAGGCTCAACAAAAGTTAGGTAAACAAATAGAAACAAAATATTTTAATGATGCAACAAGAGATTACTTAAAAAAGATTCCATCAAAGCAAGAATTTAGAGAAGAAATAGTTGAGTTGCAAATTTTAAATGGCAATCCTGCATGGAATAAGTCTTACTTTGCAGATATACCTGAATACAAACGTAAAGGTATGGAACGTATAGCACAGTTTTATAGATACTTTGATGAGTTAGCACAGGATGTTGGTGTGTTTCATACACCTGCAAGTGTTAAAGCTGCTTTAGTTAAGTTAGATGATCGTATAACACTGTTAGGTGAAAAAATAAAAAAAGAAAAAGATCCTGCTGCTAAAGAAATATATAAATTAAGTTTAAAAAATTTACTAAAACAAAAGAACTTTTATGATGGCTATCAACAAACACGTGATAATTATAAATGGGCTATCTATTATGACAAACAAATGTTGCTTAATGATCCTGCAAAGCAGAAACAATTAGAAAATATATTTGCAGATCATTATTTAGATCAAGGTTTTATAACTAGATGGACAGGCAATAGTAATGAAAGATTGCCTATAACT